GACAATATTGATCGATCAAACCAAAGGGAATTGGTTGAATCTTATTACAAGTGTTAAAGTAATTTTCTATTCTATGTTGCTCAGCTATTGTTATATTGAAAACTTCCACGACCAAATTTCTAGTACCTCTCGGTGGTTGTATTTGCTTCAGTTTTCTTAAATCCCTAAATGCTGTAGAAAAATGTTGTAATTCCCATTGATTCATGCTATTAAAAGCAGATTTAATTGTTTTATAATTACCAACATGTGATGTAACCCTCAAAATATAAAAGGCTAAGGAACTAATTATTGGACAACCCGGATATTGAAAAGCTAAACTTAAACCCTTGCACCTCAACAATGCATCTTTCATTTTCTGCTTAGCATTCAAATACTTGTAATTACACCAACCGAAATTTACAACTTCAGTTATAGGATTAGTCACATTCAAAAAATCACCAGGTTCATAAATAATTCCACAAAAACTTGCAACATTTATGCTATTATGCACTTCTAGTTTTAGTGTAAAACCCAAAGAATCAAGAAGACTCAAATCCAATTTGTCAGAATCAACAAAAAGGCCATCATCTCCCTCGACGACACCATCACAATGTCCGTCTTCACCATAAGCTTCTTCAAATAAGAAATTCATCAACATTAAATTAGTGAATCCATTTCCCAAAGACGTACACATTTCTCCAGACATTCGTCTAGCGAAAATATTGCAAGTGAAATATTTAAATTGACAAATATTTTCACCAACAATTGTATCATGTATGAATTTGTACCACTCAGGACCATTTGGTAAATTTCTGGTCATATACTCATACAGTTGCATTTCACATGCATCCATAATTTCTTGACCAAAACTTTGTTCAAATGATGTATAGTCAGTGGCTATGTACCTACTACCATATTTCTGTAGTTTTTCTGCAATATATTTTGGTCTTTCAGTAACTGGAACTTTCTTAATGAACGAAGGATGTTTGTAAACCTCTTCTTCGATCAATCTGAAAACCGGACCGGAATAACACTTAAACTCATCTGATCTAGACCATATGCCACGAGGATATTTTATTTCCTCATAGGCTTCATCCTTAAAATGACCATCAACAATTGCATACTTTTTATCTTTAATGTTTTGAACTTTAGCAAATTTCTCTCTTAATTGTATTTTTCTCTTTAACGTATAGTTGGTCTTTGCAAGCCAACTCTCAAAAGACATATCTGATGCAGCAGAAAGAGGAACTAAATTCTTCTTCAACCATCTATTAACATATGTCTTGAAGCGTGCCAACACCTTACCATCTACTGGTTTTGGTTTGGCAGCCATACGCTTCATAACCCCAGCCATGCCGATTTTTGGCTCAAATAAATCCGGTTGTGGCAACGCAGCACCATCCACGTGAACACCTAATGAAACACGTTGTACTCTCCTGATACCGTAATCGAATTTGTTGTATTTGTTGGCTTTGAACTTGACTTTTGGGTCTTGTTCTGGTAAAGCCGACATTTCAACCTCATTCATACGATAGCCATAAGAGACAACCGAATTCGACCTGACTGGGTCATTTAAAAAGGGAGCAAACCACGCCTATCTTGACAGTAAGCAACATAGGCATAGTAGGCAACTAAAACAGTATCTGGTATTAATGCTGGATCACATACACCATCTCTAGGAACTGTTTCCGATAAATTGTAGAATCTATTAAAATTTATCGTCGATTGAGTTGTTGCAGCGCGCATCATTCTTTCATATGTTTCCGCATAATTTGTCGGCGAAAACACGAACAATCTAGCACTGTGTGTTAACTGAGCATACAATTCACAACTAATCTTCACCGAGATTCTTTCACTGAATTTCCATCCAATTGAACGTAAGAATCTTTTCCATGTGGTATCTCTAGTAATTTGAACATTACCCTTATAACCATGAGATGTCTCTATAACAGCAGTAACATTAAATGGGGCGTGAATCCAATCTAAGTTCCTCACATCATCTGGTCTACCATCAATAATCAAGTTGGCTTCCGTATCATCATAATCAAAAATGTACGATACCTTGATTAAGTTTGGATCAGGCGTGCCTCTGGTCAAAAACCAAATCCATATTAATATGAACGCACTGAAGAGTGTATAATACTTAAAATGCTCAAAAGTCGGAATTGACCAACCTTCTTCTTTTTCGAGATGGAACAACATGTAAAAGTAAGTTATGAACAAAACTAACTTAAACATGATATAGAACAAATTGTGCCACCAAACTCGGGCCCAATAATATTCACGTGTACTCTTAGGAAAGTAATTCATAGGTTCACCAATTCTTGGGAATTCTATAATTCTTGGTTTCATTGCTTCCTTCAGTACCTTAAATCGATCTTGCATTTTAATTGAATCTTCCCTCTTTACCCTTAATTTTTCCTCATCTATTTCTTCTTTCGATTTCTTTTTGGGTAAATCACTCTTCACTTCCTTGGTGACATCCTTTTGCGCTTGCAATTGCGAATACAAGTCACCAATGATTGCAGAATTCAAGTCTTTAGATCCTTTGACTTTCCAAACTTTCTGCTTTTCTTTTCTCGCGTCTTTCCTAGATTCGCGATTGTCTATCCATTTCTTATCACCTGAACGATTTGAAGAAGTTAGGTCTTCTTCTTTACCAGAACCATTTGAAGAAGTTAGGTCTTCTTCTTTACCGGAACCGTTGTTTGAATGATTAGACATGTTTTATTGCAAGAGGTATTGCACACTCACTATCGTAACCTCAATGTTTAACACCACACAAAATACTCCATACTCCTGTTTCGAATGCCGTAAAAAATAAAACTTAATACTGTAGATTATACAGATTTTGCACAACTTTCTTTTCAATTTAGGATGCAAAATAAAAATTTTTCGAACCAGTTTCTCTCGATATCGGATGCCCTACACCGTGAGCGCCCACACACTGCTGTGAGATTTGTAAAAGCCACGACCTTTCCCTTTAAGTTTGATCGCCAATTACAGTTTCTTTTAACGAAGCCTCGCTATTTAATTGAACCAACATGACCTAACATGCATTGCTTATTCAAGGCAATAACATGCATGTTCACTGTATTCAAAACTTTTCGCTACGCACGTCTGTTCACATGAGGGTTCGTGAACACATATAGCTGCTATACAGTTTGAGCTATCTACCCCCAGATGCAACTTTGCACATCTGGATTCAACCCTATACATAAAGTTCCCATTCCACATTACATGACAGCAAACACGATGAATTTTCTTTCGAAATTTCAAAGGCCATCAGCGGTAACATTCATCCGAAGATTCATAAGTGGGTGGAACGCAATATGCGTCTGAGTCACAAAAATCATATCAACTTTCGCGTCTTGAGGGACCTAGTATTAATTTTACATACATACTAGTGGATATGAGTCGAATTGAATCCGGATACGACCAACGCGGTGCAATTTTAGTTTAGCACCAAAATGCAAAGTGCCCTAATATATACGAAAATAGGTGTACGGTATGAGTTGTCTCACACTACAACGGAGCTGCCCTCCGATTAGCAATCATAGGCCCAAAACATTGTTTGTCCAATGTAATGAACCACAGGTAAATGATTAAACCCGCCAATTTTTGGTTAAGATGGTTTGGTGCCAACATGTGAGGATGGGTTCCACACAAACCGCCAAATTTTACGCACAAGCTGTTTTTGTGCAACCCAGGGTAAGGATAATTTGGTCGATCACTCATTTTTTCTTATTAGCAGACGAAGATTTTTTCTTCTTTTTCCCTTTTGATTTACCCCCAAAAACAAATTTTTCTTGAACCAACATTTTATCTTTGTTCCAATCTCCAGTTACTTTCTTT